TGATAGCGATTTTCATGGCGGCACAATTTATCGCGCTTGTAACTTTAAATATTGTGGGCTTACAGATGCTAAAAAAGACTTCTACTATTCAGATGGCACCAAGCATTCACGCGGCAAAATGAAAGGTGCTGAAGGAGAATGGAAAGACCGCTCCCGCAAGCACCGATATGTTATGATGTTTGATAAGAATCTCGACCTATTGTGGTGAGGTGTTTCTAGTATTCTCTGTAGCAGCAAGTCTTCTATTGATGTATTGAGAAGACTTTTCATAATGCATAATTCTTCTCATATCACCAATGTATGCTTGCAGATAATCTGGTTTTAAGACATAGATAAGTCTCTTATCTTCATTCTTTCTAACTTCATATTCGAAGTTTGAGATTCCTGTGACTGGATTTAAGTTTGTGAGAGGATTGGATGGGTTAGGAATAGTGAAGTTTGAGGATACAATCTTTCCTTTTGGAAGAATCAATCTCCCACTAGAATCTTTAACCTCAGTGGTTTCATAAAAACGCACAGAGTTTAACTCATTACCATACTTATTCTCCGCATAAACATATAAGTCTCTATTTGAAAGAGGCCATTGGTCAGTTACATTCACAATACCTGCACTAAGTAATACGACCCAATCTAATTCTGGAGAACCATAGAGTGCTTCTGCTATTAATTCTGGTCTTGACCCTTCAGGAATTTCATACTTGTTGAAAAGAGTAAACACATTCTGTAAGTCATCACGCAGTTTGACTCTTCTGAATAAGTTTTTAACTCTTACATACTCAGTCGATGCATTACGGGTTGATAAGGGTGACTGATAGTATAAGTCTGGTAGTTCTCTGAAATAAGACATTAGTAACCTACTCCGATTTGTCCATCAGTAGTCTCATAATCCTCAGTATAAAGTGGGTTGAGTTCTTGGAAGTCAAGTTGCATTGAAATATGTACTGGTGTGCCATCCCAATAAGTTGCATAGGTATTTGACCCAGTGTAATTCACAGCAACATTAGTCAGTGCCATTGGTAAGAAACGATTCAAGAATGGGTGAGGTGCATTACCTTTTTTATATTCAAGTTGGAATATTTTTGGTGTCTTAATAAAAACTCCTCTATTCCCATTATTAGCACTATTTGAGGGAGTCATTGACTTTTTGAAAGTCCTAATAATGTTTTTAATTTCTTGACTTTCTCTTGTACTTCTTGCAACGAAATTAAATGTAAAACTAAAAGACCTAATATTTACTCCTTGAAAGAGTAATTCCATATTAGGATTAAATACCTGACCCGTTGCCCTTGCAACAAGACCAGAAACACTGACATTACCACCAAGAGCACCAAATGCTTGTCCAGCAATTGCTGCCATTAGAGCATCTCTTGCAGACCCTTCTTGTGCTAATTGTCCAAGTTTGTCCTTACCCAATTCAAAATATTTTCTTACTGCTCCACCAGGATCTTTTAGTGCATCAGCACCAAAAGAAAGACCAAAAGCAGACAAAGGATCTAAACTATCTTCACCCCAAGTAACTGAAGTAGTATCTTGAATATTTTGTGGTATTGGTAAATATATAAATCCGTTTATTTTTTTATTCTGCTGCAATCTTTCCTTAGCAGTTATAGATCCTGTAAATAGATCACCAATTTCACCTTTGGTTTGATTGTATTCATATACTATATTTCCTTTTTTATCTCTTTTTGTTACTGAATTGCCATTTTGATCTTTTTCTTTGGCTTCATTTTCACTAAATCCAACCGCTTTTAATGTTACTGGATCATAATCCAATATACTTATAGAAAGATAATCTGACCCACCTTCAATTCTTTTGAGAGGATATCTATACTGAAATACTTTTGGACCTAACGCACTTCTGGAACCAATACCAGGAAGGACACCTTCTTTTGCTAATGTACCCCGTCCAGATAAAGAACTACCAGCATCCGTAAGTGCTTGATTATCAGCACTTACTACGCCAAATGAAGGATTACTGGATGGATCAGCCATTATACGCTTTTCTAACTATTTAGACGGAAGTTGGCAAAAGGTAGTGCTCTCAGGTCTTTTAACTCAGAAGCATATACTTCATACACACCACCAGCAACCTCAGTCAGAGTATACTGTCTAATTGGTTGACTTGTTCTAGTGGACCAATGAAAGTTGATACCACGAAAACCCCATTGAAATACATCAGTTACAGCAACCAAAGGATTTTGGTCGTATTGAACAAATGGCGTTTTGGGGTTATAAACAAAAATATAATATTTTCCAGACTGCACTTCTTGTGGAGAAATCTCAGAGTCTTTTAATGTTTCCATCAACTCCATCATAATATCATCAGAGTCTTCATTACCGACAAGATTATCAGTGACCATACGAATACGATTACGGTTAGTATCAGTATCCGTAGGTCTTTTCTGTTTTTGCTCTTTGACGGTCTTTCTTGGCATTACTTAATACCGAGTTCTTTCTCTGTAAAGACTCTAAACTCATAACCACGATCTAGACACCATTCTTTCGCTGCTTCCCACTTCGCTTGGTTTCTTGCATACTCATAAGCCTCACGAATATAACCTTGAGTTTGTCTCTTTGGTTTTGGTGGAGGTGTAGTTTGCTTCAAAGGTTTTACTTCAATCAATGAGGACTTAATTTTACCATCACTATCTCTATACTTGATAAAGAAGTCTGGAAAATATCTATGAATTCTATTATCTATTGGTGAGCGATAAGGAATACAAAATTCTTCTGATTGCCATTCCAAAACATTTTCATTCAAGTCACAATATCTCATCATCTTGCGCTCCCAAAGAGAGCGGTAAATGATATTGGTTGGGTCACCTTTGTATTTCTTTGGATTGGAAGGTTGATATTTCCCCTTATATGCCATCTAAATACTTAATAATGTAATACTCGTATAAGGTATTTAGAGTGCCAGCACCTAAACCAAGAAAGATATCCGACTTCAAACCAACGCTAACTAACTTAGCACAAACCTCCCACTATCAACTGTCTTTTGGTGGATTGCCAACTGCATTGAGACAACATTTGAATGTAAGAGGTATTGGATATAGATTTATCACAGAAACATCTGGATTACTTTGCAGTGCTGCTGCAATACCCGGAAGTTCATTTGCCACAGCAGATATTGTTGGCAACTATATGGGTGTGGCTGAAAAGTTTGCACATACTCGTCAGTTTACCGAAATTCAACTTGAGTTTTATGTTGATCACGAATATAAAACTATAAAATTTTTTGAGCACTGGATGGAATTTATTGCAAGTGGATCTGGTGCATCTCAGGCAGATGAAGGATACTACTTTAGAATGTTGTATCCAGAAGATTACAAGTGCAATCAAACCAAGTTGATTAAGTTTGATAGAGATTATGATAATCATATTGAATATACATTCTTTGGTATGTTTCCACAATCACTAAACTCGACACCTGTGAATTATGGAAACTCTGAGATACTCAAGGCAACAGTGACATTTAATGTTGACAGATATATTGCTGGGAGAGCAGATAGTTATTCTATCTACAGAGGAGTTGATGATAACAAGCAAGGAACTGAAAATAATAATACTGTTGTAGAAGATGCATCACAATCTCAAGAAAACTTAGTTCCAGTTCGTGGTAGCACTGTGGGTGCAAGTGGTGTTAGATTCATTCCTCGTGGTGTTTCCGTTGCTGAAGCAATCAATAGTGGTCAGGTTTATAGAGACATAACAGGTACCAGCAGAGAGCCATAAATATTCATAACTGAATTTTTTGGGTTATTATGCCTTTACCAAAGATCTCTACGCCAACATATGAGTTGGAAATTCCATCTACGAAGAAGAAAATAAAGTATAGACCATTCCTTGTTAAAGAAGAAAAAATCCTCATCATTGCGATGGAAAGTGAGGATAACAAGCAGATTGCGAATGCTGTAAAAGATGTTATCTCTGGTTGCATCATTACCAGAGGTGTAAAAGTTGAAGAGTTATCTACATTTGATATTGAATACATCTTCTTGAATATTCGCGGTAAGTCTGTCGGAGAAGATGTTGAGGTTTTGATTACTTGTCCTGATGACAATACAACTCAAGTCCCAACCTTGATTAACCTTGACGACATCAAAGTCCAAACTTCTAAGAATCATAAGAGAGACATAGATCTCGGGGACGATCTTGTCCTGAGAATGAAGTATCCTTCGATGAGTGAGTTTATCAAATCAAACTTTAGCACTACAGAATCTATTGGTGTTGATGATACCTTTGATTTGATTTCTTCTTGTATTGAGCAAGTTTATAATGAAGAAGAATCTTGGAATGCATCTGACTGCACAAAGAAAGAACTTCGTGAGTTCTTGGAGCAATTGAGCTCGAAACAATTCAAAGAGATTGAAACTTTCTTTGATACGATGCCTAAGTTGTCCCACAAGATTAAAGTGAAGAATCCTAATACTGGCGTTCAAAGTGAAGTTGTTCTTGAGGGGTTGACATCTTTTTTCGGGTGAGTATGGCTCATACTAATCTTGAGTCATACTTTAAGGTTAATTTTGCCTTGATGCAGCATCATAAATATTCATTGACAGAACTAGAAAATATGATTCCTTGGGAAAAGGAAGTTTACCTTTCTCTTCTCCAGCAATACATTGAGGAGGAAACCCTGAAACAAAGAGCAAATGGCTGAGATGCAATCACCTATCGCAGGTGGACTAAGTGGAGCTAGAAAAACTGTATCCGCGTCTTCAGTTTTAAGTCGCCCTGTTTTAGGCAGCTCACTTTCCAGAGAGATTGCATCTATAGCAGATAGAGATACTGCTGCAGTATTAGAGCAGAATCAAGTTGCTCTTCAAAATGTTAGTGATTCTATATCAAGAATAGGGAGTCAGATGATACTCCTTAATAATACATTATTGACTATCTCTGGTTTAGTTTCTCAGAATGCTGCATTAGAAAATCTTAAGGAGCAACAGCAAGCACAGCAAGAAAGAATATTATCAGAGCAGAAACTTAGAGAAGGAAAAGAGAGTATAATTGAGAAGAGGATGCAGTCGGTGTTGGCTGCACCGGTGCAAAAGATTGGACAAAAGGCACAATTCTCATTGATGAACTTGATGAGTTTCTTCAACCAACTCTTCTTTGGTTGGTTGCTGAATCAAGGTATTCAAACTATTGTAGCACTCACTGAAGATAATGGTGAGAAGTTAAATGAAATAAAAGATAATGTCCTTAGAAACTTAAGGGATGTAGGACTAACTTTACTTGCACTTCAAACTGGTTTTGGTTTATTCAGAGGTGGACTGCTTAGGATTGGCACAAGGATTGCTCAGGCAGTTGCACTTCAGTTATTCCAAAAACCTATCAGAGCTTTATTGAATCAACTCAAAAATATTGTAAAGTTCTCTACACCTGGAATATATGAGGTGATTAAGGCAGGTATTCAATATGTTACCGGTAAAGATATTGATGCTGAAGAGAAGACAACAAGTCCTGCTGATGTTATTGGTCAAACTACCGAAGGTATGATACCTGGCACTAGTGCCGCACAAGTAGAAGAAACGCCATCACAATTTGCTGCTTCATCATTTGGTGGTCTTGCTGCCTTTGAAATGGGTAGAAGGTTTACACCAGGACCAGGATGGCTTAAAGTATTAAGTGGATTAGCATTCTCAGTTGTTGGGTCTGAGACTGCTAAAAATATTATGGGTAACCTTACGGGCACTTCTGGGCAGGCAGCAGATACTAAATCAACTGATGCAGAAGCAACAGTTGGTATGAAACCCGAAGAAGGGAGTAGTGATGCGACTGCAACTATCTCAGCACAAGTTACTGCTCCAGCACTAAAGGGTAAGGCAGATGCTTTACCAGAGTTACCAAAACCAAAACCAACAGTAACAGTTGTTGATGGTCAACAGCAACAAGAGCAAGCAGCAGCAACATCATCTAAGATGGGATTGGCAAACAGAACACCAAATGTTGCTAGCTCAAACCCAGACAATCCTTATCCATTATTCTCTATTGTGACTTACAATGTCCCAGCAGCGGTAGGATAATATGGCAAGTACAACTCTAGCATATAAGTCATCTTTAAGAATATCTTCTCTTTCTAAGAGTGTTGCTTCCGTTGGTAAAGTATTTGAGAGTGCTGCACAAACTACAAGCACCATTGCTTCTACTCTTTCAAGTCAAAATGAAATAAAGAGAAGGGGAATATCGGATAGAAATAAGTACTTCTTGGCAAGAAGAGAAGCAGTCAGAAGAAGAGAGCAAGAAAGTATCATTGAAGCATCAAGTATTGGTGGTGCTATCAAAAGGACTGGTAAGGTTGTTGCTGAAAGCACCAAAGGTTTCTTAGGTAGAATACTTGACTTTGTTGGCACTTTGTTAGTTGGTTGGTTACTTTTGAATCTGCCAAGAATTATTGATGGTGCCAAGAAACTGATAGAGAGAGTACAAAAACTCGTTATGACTTTAACGAGTGCAGTTGGAAATATAACAGATTTCTTGTTTAGTTTTGGTCAGTTATTGGGTGGAGTTCTTAGAGATGTTGCAACATTTAACTTCGGCAACATAGGAAATACCATTAGTGATGGTATGAATAAAATGAATGACTCCTTGAGAAGATTGGAGAATGATGTCTTCCAAGGTATTAACTTATTGGCAAATCCCATTGACTTTGGTCTCGATGAAGTTATAGATGATGCTAGTGCTGGATCTGCACCATCCGGTGGAAATGTATCTGGTATTGATTTTAGTGGGGTTGGAGAAAATCCAACAACTCTTAATGAAGGTGCTAAACTTTTAATGAAGAAAGGTTTTCCTGCAAAAGGTGCAGCATATATTGCTGGTAACATTCAACAGGAATCTGGATGGAAAGCGCAGAGAAAACCATGGATTCTTAATGATGGTGCTGGAACTAATAAGGGATTGATAAGTTGGAATAGAAGTAGAATCATTGCTGGTGAAAAGTTTTTAGGTAAACCACTTGAAAAGGCAACTGCTTCAGAGCAGATTGATTGGATTAAAGAAGAAATGAGACAATATGGTGTATTAAAAGTATTCATGGATCCAAATGCTAGTGAGAAACAACTTAAGGATGCATCTTACAAATATATTGTTTGGGGAGATACTGGCAGTCGTTGGAAATATTCTCAATCAGCATATCAATATCTCTTGAAAGAAGGTTCTAGAAAAACTACAACAATAGGACCAGTCCAACTTGGAGATAGATTATCCAAAGGTCAAGATATATCTGGAATGATTTCCACAAAAGGAGTTGGATATACTGAAGTAACTAGCCTTTACGGAATGAGGCAGGGAAGACTGCACAAAGGTATTGATATTGCTGCTCCTGCAGGAACTTATATTGCACTTCGTGTTGATTGTGAAGTTGTCGGCACTGCCAATGATAGAGGTGGGTATGGTTTAGTTATTGATGTTTGGGTACCTCAATATGGTGTCCAACTTCGTTTTGGACATTGTAGTAAGTTTTTAATAACATCTGGAAAAATTCCAGCAGGAAAATCATTTGCTGTTGTTGGGTCTACTGGAAGATCCGATGGTCCACATATTCACTTTGAATATACTAAGGAAAAAAATAGCACATCCAAGAGCGATGGCGATCCTTCTGCTTATGTTCCCCTTATTTTACTTACCTCATACTTAGGAGAATCAGCATCCCTTGCTTCCATTACAAAACCATCTGCTGCTCAAATAACAGTAACTAATAATAAGCAAGTTGCACAGAGAATTACTACAGAAAGACAAGGCGAAGAAGTTGTAGTCATTAGGAATAAAAGTGCAGGAGAGCCAACTTCTCCAGCGAGCATTATTACTAGTGGTATGAATATGATTCCTGGTGGAAGGGAGTTAAATACCTTTATCAAGGATGTCCTATTCCTAAACTTAGCAAATAGTTAAATGGCAGCAATCGACGCATCACAATATGACGAAATAACCATCGAATCAATAGACGGTTCTAAAACCGTTGACTTAAGG